AACAGTGGTAATGAATCTGATAAGGATGTTGTTCGTAGACAGAAGCGTAAGCTTTCCTACTATGCAAACATCTATGTTGTAAAAGATCCTACCAATCCTCAAAATGAGGGTGGAGTATTTCTCTACAAGTTTGGTAAGAAGATCTTTGATAAAGTAATGGAATCAATGCAACCAGAGTTTGAGGATGAAACTCCAATCAATCCTTTTGACTTCTGGCAAGGTGCAAACTTCAAGTTGAAGATTGTGAAGAAGGATGGTTACTGGAACTATGACAAGTCAGAGTTCGATAAGGTATCTCCTGTTCTTGATGATGACGATGCACTCGAAGCATTGTGGAAGAAGCAGTATTCTCTTGCTGCTGTCACAGCACCAGACCAATTCAAGTCATATGATGACCTGAAGAAGCGTTTGGATTATGTTCTAGGACAGAAACAACCTACTCGTCGTGTATTTGATGAAGAGGTAACAAACGAGGATAATAGTCGGGGTTCTTATACACCAGACTTTAATACTCGTAAAGAACCAGTAGCTGCTGCCCCTGTAGCATCTGCTAGTAGCGATGAAGAGGATACGTTAAAATATTTCCAGAAACTAGCAGAGGAGTAGTTATTTAAATAGTTTAATATTTTCTCCTTTAACTAAGGTTTTACTCACATACTGGGTAGAACCTTTTTTATATGGCATGATATTATCAATATCATCTTTAATGATATTAAGATACATTGGTTTAAGTAAAAATATATTTCTCTTTGCGTCTTCTATTACAGATTCATATTCATAGTTAGTCACTGGAACAGCAACATTAGACTTTGTAGTATATCCTCCTTGCTTAGTATCAAAGAAACTAACTGAGTAGTCTGACTCGCATGTTAATCCTGCTTCAACTATAAGCACATCAGAACTATTCTTTACTTCTGATGTTTCGTAGTGATGGATAGCATTAAGATTTTCATGTGACCCATACTGTTCTAGTAAATACCTATCAAATTCATTTTGTAGAAGTGGCCATTCTGTTTGGACATTGATAATATTATTGCATGTTAATACTAACCAATCAAGATTAGAGTTACCATAGAAATCAGCAGCAACATTATCAGGTCTATCGTTACCATTTACTTGATACTTTGTAAAGAGTGTTACGTCTTGGAAAATATCTTCTCTTAATTTACCCTTTCTAAAAAGATTTTTTACAGTAATATAATCTGATATTTTAGCATCAGGTAGTCTGCTAACGTATTCAAAATCTGGAACCTTGTTAAAGTAATTTGACATTTTAGTAACCTATTTCGTTTTGTCCAATACCATTCTCACTATAATCACTATTAAATACTGGTTCAAGTTCACTGAATCCCAATGCCATTTGGTACTTGGTCATTATACCATCTCCAAAAGTAGAATAATTACCATCAGGAGTATATTGAATACCGCATGATGTTAAAGCACATTCCTTAAATCTATTTAACGCTTGATGAGTTCTGTTAGCATTTTTATATTCTAACCTAAATGTATGTGGAGATTTTAAGAACAAGTTAGATGCACTTTTAATTGGAGACATTCCTTGTTTAAAGAATCTTATAATTTTAAGAATAGTTCTACCTTCACCAGCACTTCTTGCAGTTAGATTAAAAGAAAAACTAAACTCTCTTAATTTAGGACCACCAAATAGTAATTCCATATTAGGATTAATAACTTGCCCATCTGCTCTTTGCATAAGTGCTTTGCTATCACCCGTTGCAGCACCTGCAATAGATGCTGATAGTGCATCCTTCACTTCTCCAGAATTAGACCCAATATTTTTTAGTGTATTCTGTGCTTCAGTTGCTCCCTCTTTAAATCCCTCTTCAATTGTTCTAAGAGCAATTTGTGCTAGTGCCATTTGTCCAGCATTCATACTTCCACTATTCCAATCAACTCCATTGTTATCTCCTATCCCACCAGGTATAGGAAGAAATACTTTTCCTATCGATCTACTTTCGCTTGCTGATCTATTGTCACCACCAAACTGATTATTAGAATTTGCTAATCCTTTAGGAATATACTTCATCATTGTGAAGCAAATAGTATCACTTCTTTCTTTTCTTAATGTTGTTGGATATACAAGAATGCCAAACTTATTTCTAGTTCCGTCAGCAGTTTTGGATTTGCTTGAAGTTCCTCCTCCACTTGAGGTGTCATCACTAACATCTTCATCTACTACTCCTACTTGTCCATTTTGTCTATTGGGATTGTTTTTTAATGATCTATTTCCTTGCCCTCTTACATCTTTAGTGCCAGAGTCTACTGCTTTATTATTAGAACCTGATATTTTATTAAGAGCTGTTTTTTCTTGTGAAGTAGTAGCAATATCACTACTTACAGAATTGACTTGATTAGTGGATGCTCTTGATATAGTTCCTTGATATTTCTTTTCATCTGCAGATGCATTGTCATTAAATGATATTTTTCCAGCACTATTGCTTGTGCCTATTACCGTAGCATTATTTCCTTTTGCATCACTATATCTTATAATTTCTGTTGAGTATTGTGGAGGGTTGCCTGTAGGACCAGTAACTTTTGTGGCAGTATAAATTGTGGTCTTGTTTCTAGAGTTAGGACCGACTCTTATTCTTGCTATCTGACTTGTAACCGCCATTATAGTATTTGTTTTTTTATTATTTAGCGAGGATTGAGAATAAACTTACCGTAAGGTATATTAAGAAGGTCATCAAGTTCATTGCGTTGTACAATATAAAGTTGACCTGCTAGTTCATTCCATGTATAGTTTCTAGATTTTCTCCAATGAAAGTTTAATCCTTTGAATCCCCATTGTTCTAATGAGGTACAAGCAATCAATGGATGTTGGTCATATGTTTTACCAGGAGTTTTAGCATTGTATACAAAAGTATAGAACCCTCCTACTTCAGGTATAGGAGTAACTGTGTCATTTAATGCACCCATTATCTCTAACATCATCTCTTCGGGGTCATTAGTTTGATTGTTTAATTCACTAAGGAATTTTCTAACACGATTATCTTCTGCCTCTGCCGCAGCATTAAATCCAAAGTCTTCTTGTTCTTTTGCAGCATCTCTTTCTGCTCTTTGTTTAAGTGTTTTTCTTGGCATTATCTTATACCTAATTCTTTTTCAGTGACAACTTTAAATTCAATCTTTCTATCCTTACACCATTCATTTGCTGCCTCCCACTTTGCTTGGTTAGTTGCATAGGTTTTGCACTCGTAGATATATGATTGGGTCACTTTCTTTTTTGGTTTGGGTGGTTTGGTTTGTTTTAGAGGTTTAACTTCGATTACATATGTTTTAGTTTTACCATTATTTTCTTTCACTTTGATAATAAAATCTGGAAAGTAACGACGTGCTTTACCATCAGGAGCACGATAGGGTATCCAAAATTCTTCACTCCCCCACTGGATAATGTTTTCATTTAAGTCGCACCAGTGGCAGAATTTTCTTTCCCAACTACTACGACAGATAATATTATTAACATTACCATTATACTTTTTTGGTTTAGTAGGTTTAAATAAACTCTTAATACTTTCTGCCATCTCTTATACATAATATATAATGTCAAATAGTATTTATAAATGCCTATTAAAAGGTCAGTCTCAGACATTAAATCAAATTTACTTTCACCTGCATTAACTTCCCATTTTGAGGTGAGCTTGGACGTTCCCAATGCTCTATCAAAATGGAGAGGTCAGAATAGACAAGGTAGAATACAGTTGATGTGTTCAGAAGCAAGTCTTCCAGGATCTTCTCTTGCTACACACCAGATTGATAATGACTTTCATGGAGTAACTGAGAGACACGCATATCGAAGAGTATATGATGATAGACTTGACTTAACTTTTTATTGTGATGCTAAAAACTATCTACCTATAAAATTCTTTGAGGATTGGATATCATATATTACTAATGAGGATAAATCTGCTGCCAAATCTAATTCATATACTTATAGAGTTCAGTATCCTGATACATATACGGTTGCTGGATTAGAGGTTACTAAATTTGAGAAAGATTATGCTCAAGCATTAACGTACCAGTTTATAAAGAGTTATCCTTTACAGATAACATCAATGCCTGTTTCATATGATGGATCAGATTTATTAAAGTGTAGTGTTGCAATGACATATATTCGTTACGTAGTTGATACTAGATTAAGATCAGAGAATGGTACTTTATTAAATCCTTTCCAACAAGCATTAGCTAATACTGCTGGTAATTTTACTAATGCAATTGTTGATAGAGTAACGGGTAATGATTTGTTAGGAGATATTGCGGGAGGAGTTGTTAGAAATCTCTTCTAAATAAATATACTGACATTGTTATAGAATATCATGCCTTTACCAAAAATTGCGACACCGACTTATGAGTTGGATTTACCTTCGACAGGAAAAACAATATCTTACAGACCATTTCTAGTTAAAGAAGAAAAGGTTTTAGTTATTGCTTTAGAGAGTGAAGATACTAAACAGATTACTACTGCTATTAAAGCAGTATTGAAAAATTGTGTTCTCACTAAGGGAATAAAAGTAGAAACTCTTCCTACATTTGATATTGAATACTTATTCCTTAACATTAGAGGAAAGTCTGTGGGAGAAGAGTTGGAAGTTAATATTATATGTCCTGATGATGAAGAGAC